AATACTGGAGATGCTGTTGTTCCTCGCGCTAAAGAGGGAGATATTCTTCCAACTGGTTTGACTGCTGGAACGACATATTACGCTCGCAGGATAGATAATGATTCATTTGAGCTATACGACACTGCCAATAACGCAAGGAATGAGACTTCAGTAGCTGGTCGCAGGTCTTATACTACTAGTGGAAACACCAATGAATCTACATTCATCATTGATTCCATAACTCCCCCAGTGTTCGTTAAGTCTGTCTATCAAGTCGATAAGCCAATCACTGAGGGTTACGTGTCGCTTTACGCTTACGACTATGGCCGTAGCAATGACATGACGCTGATTGGTCAGTATCATCCTTCTGAAGTTAATCCGCAGTATCGCAGGATTCGCATTGGCAAGCCCTGTGCGTGGGCTAGGATTTCTTACAGGATTCAGACTCCATCAATTAGCAGTGTTTACGATTTTATTCCTCTTGAGCAAGAGCGAGCAATCATTACTGCTGTTCACGCTTGCGATTTGGAAGATAAAGATTTTGCAGATCAATCGGCTCGCTACTGGCAGATTGCTTTTGCATATCTAAAGAATCAGCAAGAGAGTATTGATGGTCATGCAATGTCAGTCCCGCAGATTAATGCGATCACTTATGGTGATACGACTGATCCAGTAATGTTCTAATGAAAAGCGCACAGATTACCTCAGGAAGAGAAGTCAAGGCTTCGTCTGGCTGGCTTCTAGGCGTGAACTCGGTTCGCAACCCTTGGGCATTACCTGACAATCAAATTAAATGGGCCGTAAATTGCTCTGTTCGCGGCGGGGTTGTTCAGACTAGGCCGGGATATTCTATGAGGCTTTCTCTGCCTCCCGGCAACTTCCAAGGCGGTATTTTATTTTCTTCAAACAAGCAGTCTAACGCATCTGAATCTATAGTCCAAAATGGAGTAACAAAAGTTATTCCAGCACAGATTTTCAATCCAGATGGAACTAGTGTTGTTGCTGATGAAATTCCTTATGTGGTCTTTGCTGTAAACGGCAGCGTTTACTACTCTCCGTTTCCATTAACTCAACCTAAAAGCTGGGAAGATTTTCGACTCAAAAATATCCAGCTTGATCCAAGCGTAGATCAGTTTGTTTTTACTCTAGCAACCCAGACCGCACAGGTTTCAACTGGTGGCGATGTAACGGTAACTCCATCGCATCGAATCATTGTAATTCAAGATGGAATTTCTGCTCCTGCATACTGGGATGGATCAAACCAAACTGGCATCCAGACAACCTCTATTCCTACTGGATACTGGATGGCATTTAGTGGGAATCGTCTTTGGGTTTCTGCGAAGAATATCGTATTGGCGTCAGACCTTGGCGACCCGACATCATTCACTGAAAGGCTGACTGGAACTGGCCGTGGTGACTTTGCGTTTGCTCGCGTTGTCACTGGAATGACGAATTACATTGGTCAGGATAACGACACAAAGCTGGTTGTATTCACTGATCGTGCGACATACTCACTAGCAAGCGGAATCTACGACAGAACGCAGTGGGCAAGCACAGCTAACTTTCAAACCACATTGTATCCAACTATCGGATGCGTTGCTGGCAAATCTATTTCTTTTCAAGCTGGACAAATCTGGTGGTATTCTCAAGGTGGGCTAATCTCTGCTGACATTGCGGCGTCAGTCTATGTTACATCGGAGTCACTTTATCGTGACGTTGAGATGGCTCGCGTAAAGGCATACATGGCTGGTGATACGTCGAAGATTTGCGCGATGACATTTGAGAATTACCTTCTCTATTCTGTGCCATATCTTGAGCCTTGCAACTCCGCTACAATGGTTCTTGATTACGCTCCAGCGGCAGAGTGGGGAACTCAAAAGATTCCAGCATGGTGTGGCGTTTGGACTGGCACTCGCCCCGTTGAATGGATTTCTGGAGTGATTGATGGTGCGCCTCGTTGCTTCCATTTTTCCGTTGACTACTCAGCAACAAATGATGGCTCATACAATCATCTCTGGGAGGCATTCACTGAGCGCAGAGCTGATACCTATTTTGACATAGATCCAGATGGGGGAATCATTGAAAAAGTCAATCGAATTTACTGCCAGATGGAAACTGGGCTTTTAGGAGATGGCCTTGATTTCAAGCAATTCCAGTATGGTGAAATTGAGGCTTGCGAAATTGGCGGAACTGTGGATGTCAAGGCTTCGTATCGAGGATCGAAGGGGACATATCAAAGTATTCTTGAAACAAAAATATTGGCGGTTACTGACGATTATCAGTGGGTCAACACAGATCTTTCTGACGAAATAGAGAGTCTTGGATTTCTGAATACACAATATCGCAGACTAATAACAGAAAGCACCACCAGAAGGGCATCGTATATTACCTGTGAATCAAAACTGACCAACGACATTGATAAGGCATTCTCCATGCTTATCGAGTGGTGCGGTGAATTTGGCGTTGAATCATTGAGGGTATTCCTTGATCCTTGGAGCGAGCGCAGCACGGGTGTTCCTAATTCTCCAGAAGTCAAATCGTGTGTTATTTCTCAGGATGGAACCAGTCTCACCGTTGATCTTCTGCCAAGTCCATACGAGCAAGCTGACACATCTCAGAAATCTTGGTGGGCTAAAGAGTATAGAACAGTTAGTCTTCCATGCACTGCTAATCCAAGTAAATCTATTTCGGCAACAGCATCAGCGAGTTTTCTTTCTAGCATATCTCAAATTGATGCAAAAACCCAAGCTGGCATTCTTGCTGAAAATGCAGCAAGTAGTGCGGCGCAACAATATCTGGCTCAAAACCCTTGCTAATATGCCATCAATTACTACAGCAACTAGAGAAGTAACTAGCTTCCCGTTTAAATACATCACTCCTTTCAAAAATGATGCCGTTGTTCCATTGTATTCCTCCATTCCTCTATTCAATCCAGAGAAAGGATGTCTGCCTTGCGCTGCTTGCGGAAATTATGCTGATCGCAAAAAAATCATTGCACAACAGGCAAACCGATTTAAAGGTTATATTCCTAACGAGATTGCAGGTAACAATGCAAAAGTTGGATTTAATTAATAAATATGAAGACACGGATAGACTATCGACTTGTCCCTAAAGACTCATTTGAATTTGGAAACCTACAAGACTTTGCTGAGTCGTTTGACCACAAAATTGTCAACCATCCGAACATCAATGTTTACGCTCATTATCGGAATGGCGAGCTGTTTGGCTATTCTGACCATGTTTTCCTTCCTGTTGTTTATCCAGCTTTCCATCCGAAATTTACTAGGCCGCAAGATGTAATCCAAGTTATGAGTGACTGGAGATCGCACGCCCAACTTTCTGGTGGTCTTGGATATATTGGTGTCCCGTTAATTGATGATCGTCCTAAATTTACAAATGATGTAATGAATAAATTGGGATTGACTAAAATGGACAGGGAAATTTATAGTTACGATTCATTAACTTAAAATGGGTGGAGCCAAAACAGTAAACGCATCAGACTACTTTTCTAAACGCGATCCGACGCGTGACATTGCTATTTCTATGGCACTGCAATCTGCTCAACAACAGCAGATGCAGAATCAAGCTGAAATTCTTAATGCCTATGCTAAAATGACTCCTGAGATGCAAAGTTACGATGCTTCAATGCAATCTCAGCGAGCAGCAGAACTTGGATTAGAAAACATTTATCGCGCAAGGCTATTTGAGGGAATTACAAATCCAGAAGCGAAAGCATTTCGAGAACGTCAATCCAAGGAGATTCAAGACCTTACTGATAAGCAGAATGTTGAGAACTATATGCGCGAGTATATGCGGACGCAGGGACTTCCATCGCAATACGCGACTGGACTTGGTGATTCTACGATTGGACGTTCCGCAATGTTTGATCGTGCTTTGGCTGCTAAACAATCATACGAAGAAAATCTTGCAGCACAGCGTCAAGCCTATCTTGCATCACAGCAGGCTCCAGTTGGTGGATTATCTCCAGAGACATCTATTGCTGGAAAACAGGCTGCTCAAGCGCAAAACCTAGCTTCCATGGAGGCATATAAGCAGGGAATGCTTGGAAATGTTGGACAATTTGGTCAGACTGGATTTCAATCTTCAATGAATCAGTTTGCAAATCTCGGTGGAATTCAGCAAGCCAACCAGCAGTCCCAAATGCGATACCAACAAGCTATGCTAGAGAATCAAGCTCAAAATCTAGCTTCTCAACGAGCAATGACAGGCGCATGGATTGGTGCTGCTGGTAATGTTGCGTCTTCTGCTATTGGTGCTTATGCAGGAGGGGCTGGCGGTGGGGGGGGGGCAATTACTGGCCCCGGAGGTCAGTCATATGTTCCAAGAACATCTGCAACTGGAGGTCAATTTTACGCTCCAGCAAGTGGAAGATTTTAAATAAATGAATAGACCTGACGACACTTCAATGTTTGCCTTGGTTGCGGCTAAATCTGCAACAGGCGGTAGGTATCTTCAGAACCAAGCTGAGTTGCTTAAAATGGCCTCACAGATGCCTCCAGCAATGCAGACCTTTGATACCGCAAGGACATCGAAGGAGGCGGCTGAATTTGGCGTTGAGAATATCATTCGTTCGCGTGAACTTGAGCGTTTAACTGATCCAGAAGCCGCTAAAATGCGGCATGAAATGGGAAGTCGCGTTGCAGAGCTTTCCAGCATGGAGGCTATTCAAAGAAGCGCAAAAGACTGGGCAATGAAGCAGGGTCTTGGCTCTGGATATTCAAGTGGAGTTGAAGGAACGATTGGACGCTCTGCCATGTTTGATGCTGGCACAGAAGCTGGTCGTCAGGCTCGTCTCCGCGCATTGGCACTACAGCAGGGATATTTAGCTCAAACGCCAGCTCCTGTTGGTGGACTAGATCCAGCTACTGCGATTCAAGCTGAAATGCAAGCAAAAGCTGCTAATCTCCAAGCGATGCAGCAATACCAGCAAAATGTCCTTGCAGGGGGTCAGAGGTTGCAACAATCTACATCTGATTGGATCAATCAAAACCTTGGAGAATTGCAGCAAGCCAATAATGTCGCCCAAAAGAACAGGGAGAATTACGAGCAGGCAATGTATAACAATGCTGTTCAAAATGCAGCATCTGGAAATGCACAGTCAGGACAAATGATTGGTGCTGGTGGAGCGGTTGCTGGTGCGGCGATTGGTGCGGCGATTATTATTTAATGAGACAACACCTAATAAATAAAACAATAAATAAAATAAAGGAATGGAATAAAAGGTGGCCTAGAGCAGTTGTTTTGTGGAGCGGAGGGAAAGACTCCACGGCATTGCTTCACCTTATCCGATACGGAGCAGAGATTGATGTTCCAGTAATCCAATATCGTCAGCCAAAATTTCGTGAGCGATATGCTTACTCTGATTACCTCATCAAAGAGTGGAATCTTGAGGTATACGAATATCCTCCAATGAAAGTAGCATTGGCAGATGGGCCAGATGTCAATACTGGCGATGTTCGTTTTGACATGCTTCACTACTTCCAATGGGGCAGGGATTGCGTGATTTTGTCGCTTGGAACTGAAAAGCCAAAAGAAGGAGAGAAATTCCTATGTGGAGTTACTGATTTCTTACAGCGTCCTACTGGAACATTTAACTGGCCTTGGGGTGCTGTCTATATCGGAACAAAGTTTGAGGATACGGATTTGATTAAGGGCCATGTTCCATTAGCTCAAGACATCAGGATTGTTGATGGTTCTCCCGTGTCTCTTTATCCAATGCGTGACTGGACAGACGACGAAATATTCTGGTATTTAGAAGATAACGGAATTGAGCCTGATCCTACTCGATACGTTAAAGAAAATCAGAATTGGAAAAACAATCCAGACAAGTCGCTAAATGCTGATTTCTACCCAACTTGTTTTAATTGCGTTAATCGCCATTTAGGTCGTCATGTCCACTGCCCTAAACTCAATGCTACAATCACAAATATCAGCGACATGGCCCCATACGAAGATATTGTAATTAATGACTTGGGATTTCGCCCCGTTGAATGGAAGAAGTAACTGAAAATGATTGTATTTCATGTGGTGCTTGTTGCTCTTATAAATGGTCTTGGCCTGTTCTTAGACGAGATAGATCGGATTGCGAAAAGATCCCTAAAGAAATGCAAAGAATGGATTATCCTTTAATGAAAACTGAAAACAATAGATGTATTGCACTTGAAGGAATTGTTGGAAGTTGCGTTTCCTGTTCAATTTATTTTGACAGACCTGATTCTTGTAGGCAATTTAAACCAAATGGCGAGTTATGCCATGAGGCAAGAAAAAAACTAAACATTAACACTCAACTTATTTAATAATATGGGCGGAGGCGGAGGATCACCTAAACCACAAAAACCAACTGGGCCAGACCCGATGATAGCTTATTTGGAGAAAATGCAAAATGATCAAAGGACTGGTCAAATTGCACAAATCGAGGCTGCTCGAAAAGCGCAACGGGAAACGATGCTTGAAACTCAGCGTCAGGCTGCTCTCGCCTCCGCCCGTCAAGGTGAAATGGCTGCACAGCAAACGCTATCTCAGGCTGGAGCAATGCAGAAAGCTCAAGATATGGCGGCATCTGAAGCCCAGCAAAAAGCATTTGGCTCCGCTGGTTCTGCCGCTATTGGCGGAGGATTCGACATTGGCAAGGCTCGCGGAGAGCAAGCCGCTAATCTCGCTGGAACTGGCAGTATCCCTTCAATGGGTGGTCTTCCGTATTATGGCATGGGTTCTGATACTACAGATATGGGGCCAAAGAGTCGCGCTGCAAATATGTTTAATCTTCCACAAGCTAAAGGTCTGACATTCGGAGGACAATAATATGGGTGGCAGAAAATCAAAACCAAAAGAACAACAGGAGCAGCAATCATCCGCAAATCCAATGGTTGCAATGATGATGATGCAGCAAAATCAACAGCAGCAACAAGCGCAAGCATCAGCGGATCAAGCTGCACAGCAAGCTAAGGCTGCTGAAGAAGCTCGTCAACAAGCATTGCTAGAACAACAACGCCAAGCTGGATTCGCGGCTGCTCAACAAGGTGAAGCCGCCGCTAGACAACAACTCGGTCAATATGGAACTCAACAACAAGCACTAGATCAAGCATCACTTGCCGCTGCACAACAGGCTCAGGCGGCTACAGGCTCTAGCGCAATCGCTGGTGGTGCAGGACAAGCAAGTCAAGCACAGAAAGCCGCATCAATGGGAATTGGTGGTGCTGGCGCAGTTCCTTCAAGAGCAATGCCCGGAGCGGCAATGGCCGCTAATGTCGGTGCTGCTGGGACTGGTCAACCTGCAAATATGTTCAAACTTCCTTCTACATCTAATCTTACTTTCGGAGGCTCCTAATGGCTGACTACTCTTTCAATCCTCAATTCGCTAACCTATCTGGTTTGCAACCTTTGCCTGCAATTGATGTTACTCGCGGTGCAAATCTTCAGTTTCAACCACTTCAAGCTATCCAAATTCAGTCTTCTCGACCAGAGCTTGTTGCTGAAGGTATCGCTGGTGCTATTAGCAATATTGCAAAGGGTGCGCTAGGTGGAATTACCGCTAGGTATGAGAAGAAAGAGGAGAGAGAAAAGGAAACTCGTAAATTTGCACAAGAACTACTTCTTGAAGAAGCAAAGCAGAATACAAAGAATAAGCAATTTCTTGATGAACTAAAGCTTAAAATAGCTTCTGAACATGGATTGGAAGCGGATGTTGATGAAAGAATGGCAGCAGTAGATGAAGCTGGTCGGAGACTTGGTATGGTAAATCCATCTGGTAATACTCCAGTAGTAAAACCAACTCCGAAAACAAGCATAGATAATGATTTTGTAACGCTAACCCCAGCAGATACAAGTTCAGATACTTATGGAGATCGTAGCTTGTCTCCAGCAGATGCTACATTTGTTCCTAGTGGGACTCCAGAACAACAATCCAAAGCAGTTGGGAATGTAGTTCCTCTACCAGTTCCAGATGAAGCAGCACCTATTCAGCAACCATCTCCAATTCAGCAACCATCTCCAATAGTTGTTGGCACTCCACCAGATATAATTCCTGAGCCAGATATAATGCCAAGTGTTCAGCGTGTATCAACTCAAGGAACTGCATTAACTGGCGTTCAAGTTCAGCCAGAGGCAGCTCCCGCTCCAACGCCCCCATTAGCTGAAGTTCAAGCAATTGGCAAATTGCCAGAGCAACCAACTGATATTAAAGCTCCAAGAAATGTTGCTGGAATTGAGTTTGAGCCAAGCGAATCAGCAAAAGCCTATGATGCTGCCGCTAAACTTTCCACTGCATACTGGAAACTTATTCCAGAACAAAATCCAAGAACTTTTAAATGGAGTTTGCGCCCAGAAGACACGAGCGGAGAGGTAGAAAAGCGTGGAATAGATAAAGAAAATCTTATTTTAGCTCAAAACAAACAAGCCATTGAAAGAGAAAAAGCTGATCGAGAAAGGCTTGATGCTGAAACTAAAAAGCTAAAAGACGATAGACAATATTTGGATGCTCAAAAAACAAAGCTTGATGATACGCTTGTAAATATTGATCTAATAGATCAAGCAACATCTCTAATTAATCAAAATCCAGAGGCTGTTGGTATTATTACACAAAGTTATCAATCAGGGAAACCTCTTCCAATTATTGGGGATGTTGCTGGTTGGCAACAATTTCTTGCACTTGCAGGATACAAGCCTTCAGAAAAAAGATTACAAGATATTTTTAATGTTGCAGAAGCGTTAGAATCTGTGAAATCTAATATTGGATTTGAAAAACTTGGTGAACTTAAATCACTTTCTCCAACAGGTGCATCTGGACTTGGTTCTCTTACGGAAGGCGAAAGAAAAGAACTC